TCTATTGCTTGTTCTTCACAATATACAGAATATATTTATAGTGGTGTAAAAACTATTTTTACAGCTGCTTATTATAATTCTAGTACTACAAAGTATGGTCCATTTTTAGATGAGATAACATCTTCTGCTTTTGGATTAACAAGTGTTAAATCAGTATTACTTTCAGCTGCAAGAAAATCTAAAGTAACAATAGATAATAACGAAGATTCAGAAATTAATTGGGATAATGCTATTGAAATAGTTAATGACGGATTTGATGAAATTATGGATCGTAAACAAAAATGGCCTTTCTTATATACAATATCAACTGGAACAAATACAACAGCTTCAACGAATTATATAAGCATTCCAACTACTTGTGCATTATTGCTTTTTATTAAAATAAATGGTAATAAATTAGATTATATTTCTCCAAACGAATATAATCGTTTGACAGGAGATGGAGTAGTGATTGCTACTGGACAACCATCAAGATATACTATAAAAGATAGTAAATATTATTTATATCCAACTCCTGATTCTACTTATGCTATTATTTATGAATTTTATGCTTATCCTACACAAGTAACAAAACTATCTGATTCTATAGATAGAGAATTTCGTAGTGCTTTAATTTATTATGTAGCTTCTCAAATGTGTTATATTAAAGGGAATGATAAAAGAGGAGATAAATATTATACATTATTTGGGAAAGCATTAGAGCAAAAAGTAATTCAATTCACAGGATATAGTCAAGCTGGAGATCCAGAAACTATTGAATTTTTATCAAGTTCTGACACAGATTTATTAGAATAATATGGCAAAAATACCTTACTTAAATTTTTCAGGATTATTAAATATTGGAGCTTCTGATTTTATAAAACAGAAGAATGAACTTGAAGCTTGTAAAAATTGTTATGAGTATAAGATGGGTTTAATGGAAAAAGTACCAGGATATTCTAAAGCTGCTACCGGACAAGTAGTTAACGATAAAAATGTAAATTATTTACATTATTATCATCGTCCTTCTACAAATTTAGATTATTTAATTGCTGCTTCTGATTCTGGAACTGATACTAAATTATATTATAAAAATAGTAATTCTTGGACAGCAATAACAAATGCTACATATTCTACAATAAATAGTGTTAATTTTTCGATGGTTAATTATTTGGATAAAACATTTGTTGTTGGCCATAATGGAACGAGCTTCGTATCTAATGCTACGATTTCAGCTACTACTTTAGATTTTTCAGATGCTTCTTTTAATAGTGCAACAACGGCTCCGCAAGGAAAATATCTTATTGTCTATAAAGATTTATTATATGTATTAAATTCTCATCTTAGTTCCCTTGATTATCCAAATAGAGTTTATTATTGTGATGAGCCTGTTGCTGGTGCTACGGCTTGGACAGCTACTGCTACGAGATATTTAGAAATTAATGATCAAGGAGATGAAATTACTGGAGCTGGAATTTCTACTAATAGATTAGTAATATTTCAACATCGTTCTATGTGGCAATGGGATGAATCTTCTTTAGTTAAAATTGCTGATATTGGTTGTGATTCTTATAAATCAATTATAAGTATAAATGGAGTTTTATATTGGTTTAATAGAGATGGAATTTGGAGATGGGCTGGTGGACAACCACAACTTATATCTTCAAAAATTCAAGGATATATTAATGCTATTACGCAATCAGCTTTAACTTCTTGTATCGGTGCACAATATAATTTTGAATATCGTTTATTTATTGGAGATGTTACCGTTGAAGGAGTTTCTTATGTAAATTCTTGGATATGTTTTAACGTACAAAAAGAAAAGTTCTATATTAGATGTACTTATAATACTTGTAAATCTACTTCAAAGTTTATTGAAAGCTCATTAGAAAGAACTTATTTCGGAGATAATGACGGGTATGTATATAAGCTTGCTAATAAGATTGATGCTATATATTCGGATAATTCGCAAGATATTGATTCTTTCTTTATTACTAATTATTTAGATTTAGGAGATCCTTCAATTAAGAAAGAAACGCCTACAGGCTTAGTGTTTACAAAAAATGCCCAAGGATTAAAAATTATGGTAGATGCTGATGGTAAATCTCAATTTTCTGATGGTCATGCTCAGGTTGTGAAAAAGAATATTCAAGATATAGAATTAAATAATACAGGTTATAGATTTAGATTTAAGTTTGCCGAAACGAGTCAAGTAAAATCTTGGCAATTTGAAGGAATAATTTTACAAGCAGATTTCGATTCTTCTAATTTTGATGAATAATTATGGATTATATTGATTTAGGATATGACAATTTTCTTACTATAAACTCTTTAAATAGAGTTGATATTGATAATAGTGGATTAAACTCAGTTAATCTACAAACTTTAATGTTAGATGGTTCTATTGGATATCCTCAAACTAGTCTATCAGTATTAAAAGTAAATCAAGATATTCAATCCGAGAATTTTGTAACTTCCGAGTCAGGTTGGCAAATTAAAGGTGATGGAACAGTTGAATTTGGTTCTGGATATTTTAGAGGAGATATAACTGGTGCTACTGGTACTTTTTCAGGAACAGTTACTATCGGTTCTTTGAATATTCCTGATACTACGACAGCATCTTCAATGCACACTGATGCAAGTGGTAATACTTGGTGGGGAACTAATGTAGCAACGGGTTATGCGACTGCTCCGGCTAAAATTTTAGCGACTGGTGCAGCAACTTTTAGTAGTATTTCGATAAATGGTGGTGTAATAGATGGTACGTCTACTATTGACGGAGTTCTTGGTTCTGATTTAGCTATAATAGGAACTACAACCGCCGATGCTGTGCCTACTGGACTTTCTTGTTCTTCAACAACGGCTAATGTTGCTTCTGACGGTTCGGTTTCATCTTCCGTAGTTTTAACTTGGACAGCACTGGCTACTGCTACTTTTGACCATTATGTTATTCGTTTTAAGAAAGCGTCTTATACTTATTATACTTATTTAATTTCAAACACGAATACAATAACTATTGAAGGACTGACTCCGAGCGTTTCTTATAACTTTGGAATATCGTCTGTTAATAGGTACGGTACTCAATCTGCTTTCTCTGCTGACATCTCTCAAACTACGGCTACCTCAACAACTGCGCCAGCTACCGTAGTAGTTGGTTCGGCAACAGCTGGAATTCAATATGTAATTATTGAATGGACTCATAGTGCCAGTACTGACCTAGCTTCATATAATATTTACAGAAATACCGCTAACGATAGTGCAACAGCTACCTTAATAGGTAATTGTCGTACTAATTATTTTATTGATGGCGGAAGAACTGGTGGTCAGATTTATTATTATTGGGTTAAAGCGGTAAACACTTCTGGTCTTTTAAGTGCTGCTTTCTCAACGGTAGTTTCAGCTACTCCGACTAATGTTGAGAGTGATGATATAGTAACGCTGGTTGGTTCTAAGGTTCTAATAGATGGAGTAGTATATCTTTCTAATTGGCGGCACGCCTCAGATTTGACCAAGATAGACGGTGGAAACATATATGCTAATTCCATTACCACATCTCAGTTAAATTTTACCCCTGTTCAATCAACTAACGTTATCGCCTCGATTAACTCTTCTGCTGAGGGAATTACTATTGACGCTGATAATATATCTATCTCTGGCTCTACGACATTTTCTTCTGGTTACGACCCAACTTCAAAAGTAGATGAATTAGCAGGAACATATGCTTCTGCCGCTTCTGGTGCCAGAGTTCTTGTCTTCCCTGACGCTAATACTGGACTTCAAGTTATTAATGCTTCAGCCACTGATGTATTTAAAGTTGAAGTTGGTGGAACTAATACAGGAGATGTTACAATGGGAAATCCATCAACAGGATATTATGCTCAATGGGATAACTCTGCCGCTACTTTTACAGTTAATAATAGTACACTAGCTAATCAGAATATGTTTGGTGATGGTAGCGACGGAGACGTTACTATTTCTGCTGACACATCGCTGTCTTCTGATATGTTTTATAATAATCTAACAATAGATTCTGGTTTTACATTAAACACTAATGGGTTTAGGGTTTGTATAAAAGGAACTTTAACTAATAATGGAACTATTGGAAGAATTGGAACTGTGGGAGGTAATGGAGGAAATGCAGCAAATTCTACTGGTGCAGGTCCGGGTGCCGTTGGTATTGCAGGAACTGTATCCACGGCATTAGCTGATGGTTCTATAAAAGGTG